ATCACTGGCGATCGTCCTGTACTGGTTCTGCGCATTATTCAGCTGGAAGCGGTGCAGGAAGAAATGGCTAACGAATTTCGTGATCTGCTTGTTGAGAAATTCAAAGACAGCAAAGTAGAAACCTTTATTGGTACTTTCACCGCCTGATTTCATTACTGCAAATGCCCCTGCGGGGGCATTTATGGAAACGTAATTAACTCAATAATCACCGGATGGTGAGGGCTTCCTTTTACCAGAATTCAGCGCGGTGCAGTGCATATACGTGGAGAACAAAATGTCATTTATTAAAACTTTTTCCGGGAAGCATTTTTATTATGACAGGATAAATAAAGACGACATCGATATTAACGATATCGCGGTTTCCCTTTCAAATATCTGTCGCTTTGCCGGTCATCTTTCGCACTTCTACAGCGTCGCCCAACATGCGGTTCTTTGCAGCCAGCTGGTGCCGCAGGAATTTGCTTTTGAAGCGTTAATGCATGATGCAACAGAAGCGTATTGCCAGGACATTCCCGCACCACTGAAACGCCTTCTTCCTGACTATAAACGGATGGAAGAAAAAATAGACGCCGTAATCCGTGAGAAATACGGGTTACCCCCAGTTATGAGTACACCCGTGAAATATGCCGATCTCATCATGCTGGCAACCGAACGCCGCGATCTCGGGCTTGATGATGGCTCTTTCTGGCCTGTACTGGAAGGCATCCCGGCAACAGAGATGTTCAAAGTTATTCCACTGTCACCAGGCCATGCCTACGGGATGTTTATGGAACGTTTTAACGAGTTATCGGAGTTACGCAAATGCGCATGAATTTTTCGAAATGGAAGGGTTTCTTCGCGGGAAATGTGTACCACGAGATCTGAAAGTGAATGAAACAAATGCTGATTACCTGGTACGTAAATTCGATGCGCTTGAAGCTAAATGTGCGGCACTGGAAAACAAAATAATACCAGTGTCAGCTGAACTGCCGCCAGCAAATGAAAGTGTTCTGTTATTTGATGCTAACGGAGAAGGCTGGCTAATTGGCTGGCGTTCTCTCTGGTACACCTGGGGACAAAAAGAAACCGGAGAATGGCTGTGGACATTTCAGGTCGGGGACCTTGAAAACGTCAATATCACTCACTGGGCAGTAATGCCGAAAGCACCGAAGAATAAAAAATGAGCGTGATAAAAACTCATACAGGAATTGTTATCACCCGAGACGGTCCGCAGGTAAAAAAACTGCACCAGACAAAGCGGATGTGGGTCGTCGGAAAAAACGAGTTTTACCACAAAGAAACCGGACGCCGCCACTTTGCAGAAAATACTCGCCGCCGACTGCTGATCGATACCATCAAGCCTATCGAGGTGAAGCATGTTTAAACAGAACGAAAAATCTATCGCTCAAATTGCTGAGTATATCCCGCGTGCGTGCCGGGATATGCAGTTGCAGGAAGCCAAAGCACGCCTGGAGAAAAAAATTGCGCTCTATATCGATGACGGCTGTGATGCCGCCGTTCTTAACGCGGCGTTCGCGCCAGCTCTTAACAGTCATACGCGAAAGTCTTTTTTTTCGTGCATCGCAGCGCAGATCCGTAAAGGAGGCAACCAGTGAGCAACATTAACTATCAGGTACTGCGCGAGGCGGCGGAACAGGCAACGCAAGATGAATGGGTAGCATATATTTTGCCGGGTCATAACGGCATTTATCCTGCGCGCACGTCTGAGGGTAGGCATTGTGCGGATACTTTATTGACTGGCCTGGCGTCTGTCAGGGGCGGGAGAGCATCAACATGAGCATCAGAACCTACGCAGTGAATTGCAATGACGCATGGCTAAACACCGAAGGTGATGACATCTCCGGCTCATACGTTAAGTACAAAGACCATCAGGAAGTGGTTGCCGCTCTTGAGGCCAAGTGCGCGGCGCTAGCAGCGGAGAATGCGGGAATAAAGTCTGCAATTCCAGAATCACGGGATATTGAAGATGACAATGACAATATGGATGACGTATCTCTCGCGGAAGACTTCGGGTTCAATCATGCAATAGAACGGATGAGGAGACAGATACCTGAAACGCCAACCACTGATGCTTTCCTGGCTGAAGTCCGGGCGCAGGGGGTGGATGCTGCTATAGAAGCTGCAAAAAATCTGGTGGCCCAAGAATATGAGTATAAGGATTTCAAAGCGGCGCAGAGTGATTGCTGTATGTACCCTGGTTCAGACCTGGTAGGGAAGGTTGAAATGACTGAGTGGTTAGTTGACTTTGCTGCCCAGCTTCGCAAAGGAGGCAACCAGTGAGCGAAATTAATTACCAGGCACTGCGTGAGGTGGCGGAACGTGCAATTCCAGCAATGGAACGCCTGTTAATGTTGCCAGCTGATGATGACTTGTTAAGTGAACAGGAACTTAAAGATTACGGTGTGGATATTGATGCGCTCAACGCCTTCAAATTTCTGACCGGACCAGAAACCGTGCTGGCACTACTGGATGAACGGGAAAGAAACCAGCAATACATCAAACGCCGTGACCAGGAGAACGAGGATATTGCTCTTACGGTTGGGAAGCTGAGAGTTGAGCTTGAGGAAGTAAAACAACACGCTGAAGAATTATCCGAAACCAAGGCTGTTCGTAACCAATGGCGGCCAGATATTTGCCCAATAACCGGACGTGCATTTTTCATGTGGATTGAGCATCCAACATTGGGGAATGTGCCGACATATGGTGGCCCATTAGATAGTTACACCATTCCAACAAAGGACGGTGACGGTGAGTTTTCATGTGAGCGTTACGATCATGATTTTGGCGGTTGGGTAGAAAGCGAATGTCTTGGGTTATATCTGATTGATGATAGAGAACAATGCAGGGTCTACGAACTGGAGGAACGCGTTAAGGAACTGGATGCTCGGGAAATATCGCTCCCGGAACGTAGCAGCATGCTTCATCGAACAGATTTTCACGATGATTACCAAACGGTAATGGCATACAAAGTTTCTGAAGTCATCGCTGCAATCCGCGCCGCTGGCATTCGCATCAAAGGAGAGTGATATGGCGTTAACACACCACGAACTCTGTCAGATTGCGTACAAGTTCCTTAAGCGCAACGGGTTCAAGGTTTGCTTTCATGACCGCTTTGTTGCTGTAACCAGTACCGGAGAACAGCCAGATGCTATGGGATTCAGAAATTCAGCATCATGCCTGATAGAGGCGAAGTGTTCTCGTGCTGACTTGTTGGCAGATAGAAAAAAGCGTTTCCGTAAAAATCCCTCACTTGGCATGGGCGACTGGCGATTCTTTATTAGTGAGCCGGAAATTATTTCAGTTGAGGATTTACCTCCCGGCTGGGGATTACTTCACGTTGTTAACGGAAGAGTACGGAAAGTACATGGATGGCCCAGGGGTAATTGCTGTTGGGGTAATCCTGACGATAAGCCATTTACTGGGAATAAGCAGGTTGAATGCGATTACATGTTATCTGCATTAAGGCGCATGGAGTTGAGAGGGCACCTTAATGAAATATATGACGGTGTGATTGTTAATAAGAAAGAAGGAAACGCGGCATGATCACTATTACCAAAGGGCGACTGCTGACAATCAAGCAGTGGCGCGAAACATACGGACCGGGTAGCAACGTTGTACTGCCAGCAGAAGAAGCGGAAGAACTGGCACGGATTGCACTGGCATCATTGGAAGCAGATCCAGTTAAACGAGTTAACTCAGATCAGATGCACCGAGTCTGCTTAGAAGCTAATCGCTATTTAGATAAATATGACGCGATGGCGAAAGAGGTAAATAAGTTGCTTGGACGCATCGCCCCGCCAGCGCCAGTATTTAACGGCGAATACGGTGACGCATATCAGGGCGCTCGTGAAGACCTGTCCATCTGGAAACGGCGAGCGCTTGAAGCTGATGAGCACGTTCGGCGACTGGAGCAAATCAATGACCACATGGTGAAAGAGGCGCAGGGAGAATCACGCATGGGCGAGCCTGTAATACGTGAGCCAGCACCGGTAGTGCCTGAAGAAGCAACTCCGGAAAACGTAGAAATGCTCTCTGGCTATGTTTCAACGTACAAATTAACCGATAGCGAGCGCGATATTGCTGCCGAAATATGGAACGCCTGCCGCGCCGCCATGCTTCAGTCCGGAAACTTTCGGGAAAACAAGAATTCGTCAACCAATAATTTTCGGGAAATCGCGGAAACGTCAACCAACTATCCGGCAATTCCTAGTGAGGTGTTGTCCGCAATCCTGAAGGTTGCCAGGATTCGTGCCGATTTCGATGATTTTGACGGTGACAGGCGAGGTATCGGTGATTGTCTGGATGAGGCTGAGCAAGAGCTTATCGTTACCATTAACAAATATGCCAGTCAGTTGGCAGCAGAACCTATAGCGCCTAATGACGTTCGAGAGCAGACAGCCATTCCACAAGTTCCGGTAACTCCGGATGGTTGGATAAGCTGTAGTGAGCGAATGCCGGACGACAGGCAGGAGGTGAATCAATGAGCTGGCCTGATGCAATCGTAACTCTGGGGGTGGTATTCGCAGCAGCGTTTGTTGTGTTCTCGATTTGTCGATGGGGATAACCACATGTTCGCTTTGATTCAACGCGGTCAGATATACACGGACAGAGCCGGATACCCCGTGGTGATTACTCGCATCACTGAGCACTCAGTGTTCTTTCGACGGATGGACGGACGATCCGGGCGGGTACGCATTGGTGAGTTAAACTGCCTGTTCGAACATATTGACCACCAGGAGTACCGCAAAATTCTCGCGGACACTGAGCAGGAAAAGCACCTAAAAAAATTACGAGCCATAAAAAGGAAGTAAAGAATGAATAAAGCATTTGAACGATGGGTCCACCAGCGTTACGGCAATCGCTATGACCTGACGCGAGATGTTGACGGCTTCTACTGTCGTGAAGTTGTGAAGCGAATGTTTGAAGTGTGGTGCCACTGCCGTGGGCTGAGTGTTGTGTGAGGTAATACATGGGCAATGTGATTCAACTGGCTCCCAATGAATGGGTTTGTGAAAGCGTTCTTATCGCAATTACCGGGCTCAAACCAGGCACAATTCTTCGGGCCCGGAAAGAATGCTGGATGGTTGGAAGAGAGTATATTCACGTATCACCAGACGGTAATCCAAAGCCTTCCAGTGAATGTATGTATAACAGAAAAGCAATAGATGCCTGGGTCGCCTCAATGAAAAACAAACAACCCAGGTGATTTAATATCATGAAATATGTAAGCTCGTATCGCTCTTGGGCGTCTGGAGGTATCGATGGATAAAGTCAAATATCCAACAGGCGTCGAAAACCACGGCGGCACATTACGCATCTGGTTTAATTTTAAAGGTAAACGTGTCAGGGAAAATCTTGGTGTCCCTGACACTGCCAAGAACAGGAAGATCGCCGGGGAACTGCGGACATCAGTATGTTTTGCCATCCGCACAGGAAGCTTTGATTATGCTGCACAGTTCCCTGACTCCCCCAACCTTCAGGCTTTTGGGGTAAGTAAAAAAGAAATTACGGTGAAGGAACTTGAAGAAAAGTGGCTGGTTCTGAAACGAATGGAAATCTCTGCAAATGCATTCAATCGCTATGAATCCGTTGCAAGAACGATGGTTCCGAAAATTGGAGGCAGTAGACTGGTGTCATCGGTAACCAAAGAGGAATTGCTGTATATCAGGAAAGATTTGCTTACCGGGTATCAGAATTCAACGAAAAACAAAGCAGCAGCAAAAGGACGGAGCGTCGTTACTGTAAATTATTACATGACGACAATCGCTGGAATGTTTCAGTTTGCTGCAGATCACGGTTACTTAGAAGCAAATCCCTTCCAGGGAATTAAGCCTCTTAAAAGAGCCAGGGCAGAGCCAGATCCGCTAACTCGTGACGAATTTATTCGCCTGATAGATGCTTGCCGACATCAGCAGACGAAAAACCTGTGGTCATTGGCTGTGTACACAGGAATGCGTCACGGTGAACTGGTCTCCCTGGCCTGGGAAGATATCGATCTGAAGGCAGGAACAATTACCATCAGGCGCAATTATACGAAACTTGGTGAGTTCACTCTACCGAAAACTGAAGCAAGCACAAACAGGGTTGTGCACCTTATCCAGCCCGCTATCAGTGTCCTGAAAAATCAGGCTGAAATGACAAGACTGGGTAAGCAGTACAACATCAAGGTGCAACTACGTGAATATGGACGTTCAGTGAACCATGAATGTACTTTCGTGTTTAACCCTCAAGTGGTTAGAAAAAGCGAACAGGTAGGTTTTGTCTACAAAGTCGATTCTGTAGGTGACTCATGGGAAACAGCCATTAAGCGTGCAGGGATCAGGCATCGAAAGGCATACCAGTCACGACACACTTATGCGTGCTGGTCATTATCTGCCGGAGCAAACCCAAGCTTCATTGCCAGCCAGATGGGCCATGCAAGTGCCCAGATGGTATTCAATGTATACGGAGCATGGATGACTGACAGCAATGCAGAACAGATCGCAATGCTGAATCAGAAGCTGACAGATTATGTCCCAATGATGCCCCATAGTCACCAAAGTGACACCAGAGGCTTATTAAAATCAGTAAGTTAA